AAGCCAAGGGCTGGCTCACAGAAGCGCATCACAGCGAACGGGAACTTGTCGTGTTTCCAAGGCTCGTCTACGAGGGCAACACCGTCGATAGCGAGGATGCGCCTACCCTTCTCGCCTCTTGGGAGGCGCCACGACTCGACCACAAGCAGCATGGGCTCAACACAGTCACCACGGAACAGCTCTACAGTCTTGATGGCCTCGATATCCTCAGCCCGGTCGGGGAACAGCTCCTTCAAGGTGGACTTAGCGACGAAGCGACGTTGATAGAGGCATCGGGGGTTGCCATAGTATCCGTCAGCAGGGTCAACCATGATCTCATCGGGAAAGATGCGCTCTTTGCGAATCTTGCCATCCTCTCGAATGGTCTTGATGAAGCCGGTACCGAAGATGAGAGCGTCACGGAAGGCTAGCTTGTAGAGTTCGAATGCGCGAGTCTCTTCCTGATGCCCGAACATGAACTTAGTGAGCTGCTTGCCGCGAGTCTGCTGGTTCAATGTGCCGCCAGAGGTCTGGAACTGAACCTTGATCTTGTTCTTGGCAATCTTTGCGCTGAGCGTATCGATGCAGCTCTTGACCACGTTGAAGCTGACCCGGTTCTGTTGGCCGCCTGGGGAGTAGGCAAGCGAGTCTGGAGCTGTGCCGGCGTTCGTGATGTAGTTGGCGATGTTGAGAGCGCCTAGCTCACGGTTTGAGTAGAGGCGCATGTTGCGGACGTTTGCCTGCTGGACTCCTGACGTGCGGTCCCATTGGAGCAGGGTAGCGAAGAGGATTTTGGCAGCTGTGTCGCTGTTCTTCTCTTCCCACCATGCTTTAGGATTCCCTTCCATAGCCGATAGTGACATGACTTATCTCCTTAGTTGCTGTGGGCAAACTGTAAATCCTCGGTTTCTTTTGCTTGAGCCTTGCGGAATGCATCGAAGTCAGGGGCAAAGATAATCTCAATATCACCAAGCTTCGCCTGCTGGACTCCATATTGCTTCAGAAGCTTCAAAACTTCCTCTAGTTCCATCTTCTCTCTCCTCTATTAAGTTTCGTTGGTTTTCTAAGACTTTCTCTAGCATATCACGTTCAGACTTCTGAGCAAGTTGCTCGGGTGTGAGGTCTGGGTCTTTAGGCCTGTGCCAGTAGTGTCGTGAGTATCGCAAAGGATAGAGCGTGCTGTCACAGAGATCGTTCCTTAGAGATGGATTCTCGTGCAGACGCTTCTCATCCCAAGTCAGCGTCTCGTACTGAGTGATGAGGTCGGTACACGACTCATGTAACAAGATGCGTCCATCAATATAGTCAGAGTTGATAGCCTCGATTGTGGCTAGCTTCTCTGTCTTCTCAGCAGGGACGATGGGCAAGCTGTAGCGTGCTTTGAGCTCTTCACAGATGGCTTTACCCAGACCTCCGGTGTCAGCCACGATTGCGATAGGTGCAAACTCGTTCTGAAGCGCTAGGAGAACTTCAGCCACACGAGATATCCGCATTTCTGAACGCCCAAAAGCCCTGACGACATGAGCGTTAGGGCTGTACTTTGAATAGGCGACAACGCTAAAGGCTGTCTGATCATGCCAGCCGAGGTCTAGGCCTACGATGTAGTTCCACGCTGTGGCAGATAGGGCGCCTCTGTAGAGATTACGGGAGCGCTTGAAGCCTCGATAGACAAGAGCGCTGTCGTCTTGGCACCACTCCCCTAGATACTCACGACGCCAAGTAGGATTCTCTTCAGTCCATCCACGTTCAGAGCGAAGGCGGGTCAGCCAATCGTGTGCATGAGGCAGATAAGTATTGTCAAGAAGAGACCAGCGATGAGTAGAGTACGCTGTTGCTTTAGTTGTTGCGTCGTAGAACACTCCTGCAGGGATAGGGCCAGGAGTACCAATGAGAGCAATAGAGCCGTTGTGGTCAAGAGTCGCCGGCTCAAGTACATCGTCAATAAGGTACTGGAGATGAGTGCCATATGATTGAGCCTCGTCTATTACAACACAGATATAAGCATCGCCGCGCAATCTGTCGGATAGGTTCTCGATATCTGCAGCAAAGAGCACAATGCGAGAGTCGTTAGGTAGCGTGACAATGAGGTCAGCTTCAGAGAACTTCAGCCCGAGTCCAAACTGCCGGTCAATCTCTTTAAGCTTATGCCACATGATAGCCTTGGCAGAGCGACGTGTGAGGGCGAGATAGAGCGCTACGGTGTTAGGCTTGGAGATGGCAGCGGCGTAGAGGATAGCAGCGGCAGAGTGAGACTTGCCGGCGCGACGTGTGCAGAGGGCAGCCTTGAGGTGTGACGTGTCATCAAGAAAAGAGCGCTGAGCAGGGAAGAGGCTAGAGAGTAGCTTTCCCTTGGGTGTGAGCGCTTCAATGCGAGAGCGGATGCTAGAGAGTGTCAAACTCTGTCCCGTCCTCTCGGATAGCTTTCTTGCCTGTGAAGTCTTGCCAGCGTTTGATGATTACATCGACGTATTGCGGCGACAGTTCCATGCCGTAGCAATGGCGGCCTGTTTTCTCGCAGGCTATAAGGGTTGAGCCTGAGCCGAGGAAGAGGTCGAGAACGCTATTTTCACAGAATTTAGATGCGATAAATTCAGGGAATGCCACAGGAAAAGTAGCTCCGTGTATCTTTGCAAACTCGTTTTGACGCTGTGGAGGAATATCGAAAACATTCGACACATTCCCGTGAAATTCTGGGGCGCAACGTATTGCCCTAGATGGTTTATCGTCGCTCGTAAATATGAAGATGAACTCAAAAACACTATTAAGGACACGCGCAGCCTGCTGCGGCGCTGCGTGTCCTTTATTCCAAATAGCCACATCACAAATGTTTTTCGTGAAATGCGCCCAATATTTTGGCAATGTACATCTGTTGCCAGCAAGAAATTGTATATTCCAAAATTGGTATCTGCTGTTTGCAATTGAGTTTTGAGTTGATTTTCTTAACAACTCAAAATAATTATCATCATCTTGGTCATCATCATAATTTTCGCCATATAAGCAATCGTCGATGTTTGTATTACCGCTGAGTTTCGCACTTTTGCCGGCATTGTAAGGCGGACTTGTAAACGTGATATCAGCCTTCTGCCCATTCATCAGAATCGCCACACTAGCCGCATCGGTTGAGTCGCCGCACATGACACGATGATTACCGAGCACCCACACGTCGCCAAGCTTGCTCTTTGGGTCTAGCTTCAGCTCTGGCACGTCGTCTGGGTCTGTAAGGCCTTCGGTGCCCTCTTCTGCGTCAACAGCAAACGGGTTCCATCTATCGAACGCTGTCAGGTCTAGGTCGAAGTTGATAGCCTGTAGAGCATCTAGCTCTGCCTGGATAGCTACCATGTCAATCTCTGCTAGCTCTGATAGCTTGTTGTCAGCGAGTCTAGCCGCCGCGCATTGCTCTGGTGTGAGGTCAGCACGGATGATGACAGGCACAGTCTTGAGCTTGAGTTTCTTAGCTGCAGCGTGTCTAGCGTGGCCTTTGATGATGACGTTGTTTGCATCAACGACTATCGGCACATCAAAACCGTGAGCCTTGATCTGTTTACAGAGCTTCTCTATTTGATTAGCAGGATGCTTACGGTTGTTGTGCTCGTAAGGTTTCAGTTCACTTGGTTTCAGATGTTTGATTTCCAATTTCGCTCTCCAGTTCAAGAGTTTTGGCTTCAATAGCGGTCACGAGCTGTGCTAAATCTTCCGGCTTCATGTTTGCGATTAGTTGCTTAACGTCCATTTTAGCATTGAGAAGTATCTGTTGTTGGCCTTTAGGTACACGTTCTTTATAGTGTCCGGGAAACTTATTCTTCTGAGCCCACACAATGCCTGTCATATTACCTTCACCGGTAGCAGCACATCTCCTGTGTAAGTTATCCCACCATTCCATTTCATGCACGCGGCCTAATCTTTTGGCTTCAGAAAATTCTTGGTGAACTCTACACCATTCTGATAAAGTTTCCCATGTGACACTTACAATAGAGGCGAAAGTCCAGAAGGACTTGCCTTGTTTCATGTGTTCGATGAGTTGCTCGCAGTATTCAGGCCGGTACTTTGTTGGAGCCCCGCGCCCGCGTGGTGGCTGCTCTGGGAGTTTCTTCTTGGATTTCATCGGCTGTGAACTCCACAACGTTTTCAATAGGTGTTGAAGTAGCTAACACATCTTTGCGTGAGATATAGAAAACTCTATCCCTAAGTTCTATCTGATAATCTGGCTCAAAGAAAGCTGAGCCGATACCACCATGGCCATTTCTAATTGGCACATGTGTTCGTAGCCATTTAATTCTCATGAAAATCCCTTTACCATCATAGCTAGAGGCTCGTACTTGAGCCCTAGACGTTCAATCAGTGACGTTGGTCGTGAGTGTA